CATTCACTTCTTAGGAGTCGAACACGCGACCCAATATTCAATGTCACCAGTCTTGGACTTGAAGTGAGCCATACCATTAGTCACACTCACTTCATAGTCGCGCGGCAGAAGCTTGAGGTTCTCAATCGCAAACACCGCCTTATAGTCATTCGAAGCATCACCGACCTCATATTCAGTATTGTCGGAGATATCCTCGAGGACATTCGTACCAGAGAGATACGACTTACCATCCTTACCATAGAGAAGGACATTTGGCAGACCAAGACCAGCAGTCAGCTTTAGCACCCAATTGAGAGCTTCATTGCTGATGGTAAAGGTAGCATCGACACTCGGAAGCTTCGGGTCCTTTACAGGCGGATGCGTAACCGTTGCAATACCACCGTGCAGGACTCGCGTTGCCGCGCGCGAATTACTTACGACCGTATGCTTATCCGTAAACTCCAGGTTAGGATTGTCATAGGCCGTAAGCACCATGATGAACTTCGTCAGATCATTAATCGCACATTCGATCGGGAACGTCTCCTTCACATTGACCGATGCCAAGATGGTGCTCTTGGAATGGATCGTTCGGAGATTGTTACCCGGTCGAATAAGAAGCGACGGATTGATGGCCGCAAAGTTCTTCAGGATTTCGATAGTCTCATTTGAAAGTTGCATATTATACTCCACTGTTTAGAACATGACAATTATATACTAAAACTTTAAGATTATCAACCCTTAAAAGCATTAGCGAGCTTCTTAGCCTTACCAAGAGCTTCAACATCGGCCGTAGCAGATGCACCAATCTGTGCAAGATCGATGAGGCTACCACCAAACGTATAGGTGCCGGTATGGTTCAGACGCATCCAAGGGCAGAGCCAGGTCTTCAGTCCAGCACGCGCCGCATACTGACAGAACATATAGTCCTCAGAGAGATACCGCTTAGTCGCAGGATCAATCACGGTATCAAAGAAAGCCATAATCTCACGGCTACCGTCAAAGTGTTCCGTGCGAACATGGTCTGGACGATACATCAGTTCCGGATAAGCAGCCTGATACTTGACAAGCGTCTCTCTCGGAATCATCATGAAGCCAGTGCCGCCCTCAAGAACTTCCACGGGCTCATCAAGACGGATCGAGGTGGTCTGCTGCGTCGGATTGAACACATAGTCACCGACATAGGCCTCAAGCATATTCGCGTCCTTGTCAGCGAATCCCTTGTCAACCGCGCGCTTAATCTTCTCCCATGAGATGCACTTCTTGGGATAAGGAGCGCAAACGATATCCTTACCCGGCTGATTTGCAATCACAGACAGAGCGATGACATCGCTGGCATCAAACCCGATATCCGAGTCGATAAACATGAGGTGGGTATAGCCGCTGCGCAGGAAGTCATCAACCAGATAGTTTCGCGCGCGAGTAATTAAGCTTTCATTGAAGAGGTAGTAAAATTCAATGTTCATACCGTATTCAGCACCAAGCCGCGCAAGGTCTGACGTACCCTTTGCAAACTGACCCGTGCATTGCCCACCATACATTGGTGTGGCAACAAAAATCTTATTCTTACGCAGGTCCTCGATGGAGACATTAATTTCGATAGCCATGGTACCCCTTTCATACCAAACATATAGAAATATGTAGGGCGTAAAAATGCAAATAGGGCCGAAGCCAAAGCTCCGACCCTACGTAGCCACTAAAAGTTATTAGACCGAAGCAAGGGCCCGATAGCCAGCAGCGATAACCTCGCGGCGCGGCGCACCGAGGCGATACATCGTCACCTCGTGGTTATTGCCAAGCGTCTTGCGGTTAGCATAGACCGCATAACCCTTAAACCGCAGGTCAGAAGCCGTGGCGCTCAGGTTTTGGATACCAAAGCGGCTGCGGGCTTGACCCTCGGTGATGTCATGACCCGACATCAGATAGTTAAGGAGACGCTCAGTCTTGGTAGTCTTAGCCATAGTATAAACCTTTCATGTTAGTTGTGTTGTATAAAATGCCCCCATTAGAACGGGATTTCATCACCCATCGGTTCGGCAGGAGCCTCTGGAGCAGTCTGCTCCGGAGCCTTGGGCAGGGTCGGGTCGACCTTGCGATACAGGTCGAGGAAGGACTTCTTGGTCTCCTCGTCAAAGCGGTTAATGCACATCTCGATGGCCTTGGTGCGATCTTCAAAAAGCTTGTAGGCCTTGATGATGTGCGTCAGACGGCGCGTGGAGATAACCTCATCGGCAGCACCCTCAGCAAAGGTGCGACGGATAACGTCAGCCCAGGCCACAAGATGTTCGATAAAGCCATCATGCTCAGCCGTGCGATTTTCAAACTGAGCCTGAAGGATCTTAGTCTCAATCTTGGTATTCGGATATTCCTGCTCGATGGTCACAGGGAACCGCTCAAGGAGCGCGTCATCAAGCATTGAAGCGGCAACATAGCGACCGTCATCAGAGCCACGACCCTTCGTATTAGCAGTCACAAAGATATTGAAACCTTCGGCAGGATAGATGACCTCGCCGGTCTTCTTGACAAAGTAAGGCTTACCCTCAAGAATACCCTGGAGGCACATCACCTTGGTCGGATCGGCGCGGTCGGCCTCGTCAAGCAGCATGATCGCACCCATCTCCATGGCGCGAAGCACCGGACCCTTGAGGAACTTGGTCTCACCCTCAATCAGGCGGAAGCCACCAATCAGGTCATCTTCATCAGTCTCGCGCGACATCTGGATGCGGATCATCTGGCGCTTCTGGCGAGCGCAAGCCTGCTCAACCATGAAGGTCTTACCGTTACCAGACAGGCCAGAGATAAACACAGGAAAGAAAGTGCGGCTAGAAATAATCTTCTCAACGCTCTTGAAGTCACCAAACGGGACGTAGGTCTTGTCCTTCTCAGGAATCATCACGTAGTCATGTTCGGACATTGCGTTCGGATCGAACTTCTTGTCCTTACGTTGATTCATCGGAATAACCTGTGCTGCGTGGGCGATGGACGGAAGCTGATACTTGCCACGGTCAGAAGAGGCAAGCGAGGAGAAAAAGCTGTGGCGCGGGCGAGGCAGACCAAGCTCGTTAGCCAGCTCAATTAGAACCTTTTTAGCCACAATAGCTTGCTCGCCAAAACGGGTCGCAGCGGTTTGCAGCAGCAGGTCACGGTTGTTGGTAGTCATCACGGTCTCCATTGTGTATGTGTGCATTATATAAGGTAAATGGGTATTAGTCAATGGCAACTTTGGTCGCCTTGCCGGCAATCATATCGATGAAGCGAACCAGCATGGACCGGCTCATGGTCCGTCGGTTGCTTGCCTTAATGAAAGCCTTGGCAAGTCGATTGGCAGTTACATTGCCCTCGATATCATCCAGGTTCATGTCCTCAACGTCCAAATGCTTGCCACCCATGATGGCAAAGAATTCTTTCGCGCCAAGAACCTCGGGGAGAACAAGATGCTTATCCTTGCGGAGGCGGGTAAGATCATCTGGGCGAAGATTAGTAATCGAATTGATACACGCGGCGCTATGAATTAGGCGAAACACCGCCACGTTAATATTCTGTTCGGCGCGAAGATTCCGAAGCAGGAATGCAGTAGTCTCATGATGCTGGTCTATGTAGGATTGCCGCATCGTCCGCTTGTCGCGGAGAATTTTGGCACCACCCCAACTACTACCCCTACCATTCACGTTAACACCATCGGACTCGCCATCGGTCAGAAAGATAGAGTGAACGATATCAAGCTTGCTATCCTTTCGGAAATCACGAATGATGGCGTGCGAAAGAATAATGGTATCATTCAGAGGCGTCGAACCAAGCGAGAAAAACTTGTGGAAGATATCGGTATAGGAATAGTCACGGTCCCAGCTACTGCGGCGAACACTGGTCGAATGACCGTATTCATGCATCAGCTTGGCCATATCGGCGTATTCTCTGCGCGACATATTGCTGGTAAACAATTCAAGCAGACGGAAATTGCTGCCATGAATTTGAATGGTATTTTCTTCATTACCGATATGAATCCTATTACCTGCACGCATCCACTCCTTGCAGACACCGGTGGTGAATGCATAGACCTTGTGCGCGATACCAGTCTTTCGGCAGAATTCAACCAGCGAGAGAAGCTGCTGAATCGTACCATTCATATGGTTTTGCATTGAGCCAGAAAAGTCGATGAACATCACCATACCATGGTTCTTACCATTCGGGAGAACTGTAAGCCGCCGAAAGATATCCTCAGAATACTTGTAAGAATGCACCTTGCTCGGATTGATAATGCCAGTCTTGGCATCTTTGGCGCGAGCATAAGAGGCGGCCGCCTTCTTCATTTCGAATTCCTTGACCATGTAAGACACGACCTTAGAATTGCGCGAAATGAATTCGCGGTATCGTTCAGTTGCACCAGACTGGGTCGACGGCGATGCACAGTTAAGCTCACTCACAAGCGAATTGAGAATTTGCTTGTAGGGTACGATAAAGCCCTGATATTCATCACGAACCTCGGGCACATTGACATAACGCACGTCCTTGAGAAGGCGAGAGTCAATATGCTTCTTGGTCAGATTACTATTCATGGTATCTTGGGTCTTGGAATCAAGATCGGTGGTATTCAGACCAGATTGACCCTTACCACCCTTGGTCTTGCTGTTACCATCACCATCTTCATAATCACCATCAAGGTCGATGTCCATATAATCACCATCGCCGTCGCCTTCAACAAGCTCAAAGGCGCCGATGTCACCTTCCATTGAGGCGTGTTCGTCACGACGATCTTTGGCAAACTGAAGAATTTCACGTGCCAGAGCAACCACATCTTCAAAGGTAGAAGTGGTTTCCATCTTCAGAATAAACTTGCGCTCATCATCAGCGAACGGAACATCAATAACCTGCCCAGCCTTAAAGTGGACATTCAGTCGGTCGATGAATGAACACTTGTTGATAGGACGCGCCTTCAGACCAAAGAAATCTTCTTCAACAAGATACTTGGCTGCATGATCATAGTCAGCACGACCACCAGGGAACTTACCCTTCATCTTGCGGTCAATGCGCGCATCTTCTACAATATTAACATAGGACTTGAGGTACTTGTCCTCGTCCTTGACGACATCCATCCAGCCGCTCTCGGGAGTAAACAGAGCATGACCAACCTCATGCAGCGAGAGCATGTGGTAAACAGGCTCGTCCATATTCTTCCACATAGGAAGCGTCAGGAGGCGGCGCTTTAGGTCGAAGGATGCGGTGACCGTCGGCGAATGCTCAACGGTGATGTTTTCGGTGGCAAGGAGCCTGGCGAAACGGTCAAGACCCTTAGTCGCGGAGATAAGGGCCTTGATATTGGGATCGGTTTGCTGCTTCATACGGCCATTATAATATAGTCCTGACCGTATGTCAAAGGTAAAACGTGGCTAATTAGGTCTCACTTGATGGCAATGAAACCAGTGAATGCATGATTTTGCCAGAAAGAATCCACTTGCCTAAACCCTGCATCATCTACCATATCAAGCAGTTCTTGGCGAGTATTTGGCTTCATCATGTGGCGAAGCGTGCGCTCCTTGTCCATGATGTCCTCCGTGCTAAAGGACTCGCGCTTGAAATCATAATAGGTAAAGGTACGAATTTCATGAATGCGTGCCGAAGAAGCCACAGTCTTTTCTGCAAAGATAAATGCGCCACCCTCATGCAGACCATCATAGATGCGCGCAATAACATCATGACGATCACGTTGAGGCATGAATTGAAGCGTAAAGATAGATGTGACAAGGGAGCAGTCATTGAAATAATAGCTTCGCACATCACAAGTCTCATATTTAAGCCGCTTACCTAGTTCAGCATACCGCATATCTTCTTCAAAGCCATCATAGAAATCTTCTTCGATTTCAACACCAATATAGTTGGCGCTCGGAGCAAATGTGTTTTGCTTGATCATCGCCTTTAGAAGTTTGCCGGTCGAACAACCAATATCGACCACATTGGTATCGTCTTCAACGAAATACTGTGACATAGAAAGCACATCATTCCAAAGATCACCATAGTGGCGAATGGATGCATTGATGTGATTATCAAACCCTTCGTCGCGGGTCGCAAATGTAAACTTGGTCATGATGTAATCTCCTTGTAAGGCTTTAGCACTCGTTCATAAACTCGATTAGCAATCTCGGCCATAACCTTTGGTGCAACCATGCGACCAATTCGCTCGGCCTGCTGATCAAATGATCCAGTCAATTCATAATCTTCAGGAAGCCCCTGCAGGCGCTTTAGTTCCTTGATCGTAAACTTGCGATCCTCTGCCCAATGGAAAAGCCCCGCTCCGGATCGCTTCGATCCATTTGCAGTCAGGGTAGGTGATGGCATGTTCGCACATGTCCTGATTAGAGTAAAGTAATTCTCGTCGGGATTTAGCTCTGTCGGAATTTCGGGTGAGCATGGATTAACTCTCTTGTCTGGGTTCTTAGGTAAAATCGATAGCCAATGTCTCTGGTTCTCAGAATTATTCTGAACGTAATCTTTTAACATCTGTACCTCACCCATGTCAAGGGCTACGTCAGATAGTGCAGAGGCCATTGTGATATGACGTGAAGTTGGGTTCGGAATAACCTCATGTGCTAGATTGAGCATATGAAGTCCTACCGCATCGGCGACATCTTGTCGAATGCAAATAAAGAAAGTTCTAGGTCTTTCTTGCGCCACACCATAGTCTTTGGCGCTTAGAACGTCATATGTCACAAGATAGCCAGGCGGTACCATTTTGAATTCATTAATAAATTCATTCAGCTTTGATACAGCTCGCCCGATGGTAAGCCCTCGGACATTCTCAGCGATAATTACCTTTGGCTGTATATCTTTAGCGATGCGAATGAATTCAAGAAACAGGTCCTCGATATTCTCAACCTTCTTACCGTCGCTATAAAGCTTGGTCTTGTTCCAATTTTTATGGCGCTTACCAGCAAGAGAAAATGCAGAGCAAGGAGGTGAACCATCGAGGATATCAACCTTACCCGGCTTCATACCTACAGGATCCATTAGATCCTTACCCTTTAGCTCTTTGATATCACCAGGAATAACAAGGGTATCGGGAAAATTATGCGTGTAGGTCTTGATGGCCTCTTCAACAAATTCATTGACACACAAAACTTTACCGCCAGCCAAACGATAACCAAGCGATGATCCACCACCACCAGCAAAGGTGGAAATTACTTTGAATCTTTGACGTGCGGAAGAATCACGCACGTCCTGCATAACATATGGTTGATATTCTGTGATCATAAGCGGTATGGAATCAAAACATTCTGATAGATGTTTGTCGCTAGCGCGGACATCATCTTGGGTGCGACCATGCGACCAATTCGCTCAGCCTGCTGATCAAATGAACCACTTAGCTGATAATCATCAGGCAGACCCATGACCCGCTTTAGCTCTGGCACAGTTAGCTTTCGATTCTTCTCAAAGTGAAGCACACCAGATACACCGCGCTTCTGCCCGGCCTGCGTCACAGTCGGGCTAGGTAGATGTGGTGCGGGGCGAATCATATTGAATAGCGAGGCCTTAGGATTTACATCGCGGAATTCAGGCATTGATGGTTTGGTATGCTTAACTGGGTTAAGCGGCAGCATTTCGACCCACTTTTTCTGCCAGCAATTTTGCACATAATCCTCAAGCATCTTTTCTTGCTCAGGGTCATTGACAAGATTTTCAAATGCATCTGAGATTGAAATATGTTCAGGGCGCTGCTTGTTGACCTTGGGAAAAACAGTATCATGTGCATTGAACATATGAATACCAACCTTGTCTGCAACGTCATGTCGAATGCAAACAAAGAATGTGCGCTCGCGCGACTGAGGCGTACCAAAGTCGGCTGCGCTCAATACTTGATATGTGACAAAATAACCAGGCGGAATTTGCTCAAAAGCATTTCGGAATTCATTTAGCTTACCGACGGCCTCACCCATGGTGATGCCTTTCACGTTCTCAGCGATAATAACCTTGGGCTGAATTTGGCTAGCGATGCGAATGAATTCGAGAAACAGATCCTCGATGTTCTCGACCTTCTTGCCATCACTGTAAGTCTTTTCTTTGTTCCAACCCTTCTCGCGCTTGCCAGCAACAGAGAATGCAGAGCAAGGCGGCGACCCGTCAAGAATGTCAAGCTCACCCGGCTTCAAACCAGCAGCAGCCAGAAGGTCTGCGCCAGTGATACCCTTGATGTCACCAGGCACGATCTTGGTGTCGGGGAAATTCATTGAGTAGGTCTTGATGGCCTCTTCAACAAATTCATTGATGGCAATGACCTTACCACCAGCAAGGCGATAGCCAGTGCTAGAACCACCACCACCTGCAAAGGTGGATACCACAGTAAACAGCTCGCGCGCGGAACTGTTACGAACATCTTGAACCGTGTATGGCTGATATTTTGTCATGCAGCTATATTATACCTTATCAGAAATATTGTCAATGGCTAAGTGAAAAACTTATCCAGAGTAGGATCAGAGCTATCACTACCAGCCCAATCTCTGCACATATCCATGACCCTAATCCTATTCTTGAAATTAATTCTAGGATTATGTAGTAGTGTTTCAAACAGCTCATCAATACCAGAGCCGAGCTGTAGATTGATATGCTTCTTCACTTTACCTATGCGATCAAATTCTGGCTTGAATGCTTCGACCACATGATGCTTCTGGTAGGGTTTATTGAGCTGACCCCAATCCATGGAATAGAAAAAACCACTAACAGAATCAGACAGATAAGGCGTAATGAACTTCTTACCGTGGGAATCGGCGATGCGCTTGTGCCAGTTGTAACCTGCACGTGAACCATCAGAAAAATACGCATCTCTAAATTCATCAAGCTTTTCTTTAGTCTGCGAGTAGTGCAATACCGCTTTCTTGCTTATACCATAATAACCATCGGCAGCCCAACCACTTAGAACTTCAGTCTGTTCAATGTGCGGGTATACATGCAAGAAAGGAAAGCAGCATTCAAAATGCGTCTTTTTGATACACTTTATATCATGAGCCAGACGAATAAAATCTTCTTCTAGCTTATCAGTTCTAACCTCAACTGTCGTGCATTTCCAACCCATAACCTCTGCGGCGTGTAGGGCCTTATCGGAATCGTAGCTAGTGCTACCAGACAATCTGAATGTGTAAGCGTGTAGCTTTTTACCTAACCTTTGTGCCGCGAAAGCCACCGAGAGACTATCCACCCCACCAGAGAGGAGGATAGCGCACTCAGTATCATTAGAATTTCTAGCCAGCTCATCACACAGCAGCTTGTCGATCATTGGCCCTCCGAACTCTATCCATCTTCAGCTTTCTGCGCTTGGCTTGCTGTAGATGATATAGATTTGCCTTGTCGGTAAAGAGGACACCATCAAGATGATTAACTTCATGCTGAGCCACTCTTGCGGTCATACCTTGAAAATTATGAGTCTCAACATCACCATTGAGATTTGTGTATCTCATGCGAATGGTAGTTGGTCGCCTGATCTTCAAAAATAATCCAGGGAATGTCGAGCATTGCTCCTCATAAACAACACTATCGTCACCAAAATTAACAATCTTAGGATTGAATACTGGCATAATGCTATCAGGCTCGTCTGGGTTACCAAATACGAAGACCCGATACATGATGCCTAGCTGAGGCGCGGACAAACCTAGAGTCTTAAGTTCACACATTTTATTCCGCAGAAGGTCATATAATGCCTGAGGAGGAATTTCTGAATTTTCGAAATCATAATCTTCACTGGCAGTTCTAAGCAGTGGATTATTAGATTTTAGCAAGACCATCATTATATTCCTTCACAAGCTGCTCGATGCCTTCATCAAGACTTATCTTCTGTTTCCATTCTATACCATTTAGTAGTCTTGTGTCAAGCAATTTTCTAGGCATACCACCAGGTTTGGTAGTATCAAATTTATAATTACCCTTCCACCCAACTATACTAGCAATTTTAACAGCTAACATAAATATTTCAATATCCACACCGCTACCAATATTAATTTCAGCAGCATCTATCGCAGTTGCAGCAACTATCGCATCAGCTGCATCGGCCGTATGCAGAAATTCTCTACGCGGAACCCCAGTACCCCAAATCTCAACCTCGTCAAGTTGATTGCGCTTTGCATCACAAAACTTCTTGACAAGAGATGCAAGCACATGGCCACCCTCACCAAAGGTATCACCAGGACCATAAAGATTGCAAGGTAGCATGGACTTATAATCAAAGCCCATTGTTCGCGCCATTCTGATAGCTTCTATAACATGCATCTTAGCCAATGCATACCCAAGATTTGTCGGCTCTAATGGACCAGACCCGAGCATTTCTTCTCGCATGGGTTGCTGGCACTCTCTTGGGTAAACACATGATGAAGAAATATTATAGAGATGCTTTACACGATGTCTAGTGCAGACATCAATTAGATTGATACCCATCTGAGTATTCTTAATCAGAAAGCTAAGAGGGTTCTCCATATTTTTCTTGATGCCACCAACAAGACCGGCACAATGAAAAACCCTATCTGGTTGTTCGTCGATGACAAATTCAATCTGATCAAGTTGTGTCATATCGCAGTAACCACCACCGATGGAAAGCACAGGTCCATCTTGCTTTAGTCGCTCGGTAAGAGCGCGACCAAGCATACCAGTTCCACCAAATACGATAGTTTTCATTCGCCCAATACCTCACCAATTACATGACGCGCGCGTCTAATGTTGTCACCTAGATCACGATGATCATTACCAAAGAAAAATCCATTCTTATCAAGATATTCTGCATTAGTTAGCTCGCCCGATATCTTGTGCGTGATCTTATTAATCACAGGCTGATTTAAAAAATTACCTGTTACTATTGGGCGCGTCTCAATGTTCTCAGCCTTTAGCGCATCGATAATTTTCTTTCGCTTACCTTCATGCTTCTTTGGTAGTATAACGGCAAAACCAAACCAGCTAGACCGCACACCAAATTTTTCTTTTTGGCGATTAAAATGAAGCTCAGAAAATTGTTCTTGAAATATCTCAGCATTATTTCTGCGGTATTCAATAAACTTATTCATCTTCTTAAGCTGCACCGAGCCGATAGCACCACTCATCTCCAGAGGTCGAACACAATAACCCTCGGTAACAAACTTAAAACTATCTTCAAATGGATCTCCAGACTTCTTATAGAGAACATTAGTTTTGAGATCACGCACCCACCCATGTGCCCTAATTGATCTCATATAATCGGCTAGCACATCATCATCGGTGACAACCATTCCACCTTCCATAGTTTGCAAATGATGACTAAAGAAAAATGAGAATGTGCCACCTAAACCATAGGTACCTGCATATTTGTCAGCTAAAGTAGCACCATAGCTTTCGCAATTATCTTCAATAAGAATCATCTTATTTGATACACAAATATCACGCAAAGCAGTTAAGTCGGCAGGCATGCCTAGAAGATTAACAGCAAATATCGCGCGCGTGCGACTGGTTATGGCCTTGCGAACTTTGAATACGTCGATGTTGCAGTTAGAATCGACATCAACAAAGACAGGCACAAGACCCATTTGCGTTAGAGGGAAATACGTGGTGCTCCAGCTAACAGCGGGGACAATAACCTCGTCGCCCGGTCTAAGATCAAATGGGCCCTGTATTAGTGCAGATACAAGAACAAGATTTGCAGAGCTACCGCTGTTTACCATCACGGCATTGCGAGAGCCAACCTTCTTTGCAAATTCATTCTCAAACTGACGCACGCGCTCACCCATCGTATAGCGCCCGCTAGCCATAACCTTTAGAATGGCTAGCTTCTCACCCCAACCCCAGCTATCGCTTGCGAGAGAATACTTCTTCATTTCATGTCCTCCATAACCATCTCTCGGATAAGTTCTTCAAAAGTCACTTTTGGTATCCAACCAAGTTTATTTTGAGCTTTATACGGCACACCGAGTAGAAAATCAACTTCATTTGGTCTACGATATCTATCGTCCGTTTGCACTAGTATATGACCAGTCCTATCATCAGCACCAAATTCGCCATTACGAGTCTTGTGCCATTCAATCTTGATACCAACATTTTCAAATGCAGTTTCTACAAGATATCTGACAGTAACGGTTCGACCGGTTGCAATTACATAATCATCAGGCTTTTGCTGTTGAACCATAAGCCACATCGCTTCAACATAGTCTTTAGCATGACCCCAATCGCGTTTGGCTTCAAGATTACCTAACACTAGAGGTGTGTCAGAACCCTTAGCAATTCTAGTTACAGCCTTTGTGACCTTGCGAGTCACGAATGTCTCACCTCTACGAGGACTTTCGTGATTGAATAAAATACCACAAGAAATATGCATACCATATGACTTACGATAATTGTCGCATAGCCAATGTGCATATAGCTTCGCAGTACCATATGGGCTACACGGCTGAAATGGTGAATTTTCATCTTGCGGCCCAGGTGTAAATCCATACATCTCTGACGTGCTAGCCTGATAGATGTGGCAGTTATCTGCGATACCAGCAGATCGCACAGCCTCAAGAATCTTAAGCATACCAAGCCCGTCAGCCATCATGGTGTATTCGGGCATTTCAAAGCTAACCATAACATGCGACTGCGCAGCGAGATTGTAAATCTCATGCGGCCGCACCTTTGCAATAATTGCTGATATCGCAGAGCCATCTGTCACATCACCGTAATGCAACTTGATGCTGTTAAAGATATGGTCGATTCTGCCAGTGTTGAAAGACGATGAACGCCGAATAATACCGTGCACCTCATAACCCTTGCTGAGAAGTAGCTCAGCTAGATATGAACCATCTTGCCCAGTAATACCAGTTATCAATGCGCGCTTCATACGCATTCAGAAACACTCCCTGCAATACGTGAGAAGTTTTTGTGCTTCTCAAACCGAATGATATCTTTAAATTTGTCCTGCAATACTTCACCCTTATGCGAAATGATGAAAGTATTTGTATTATCAATTGACTGTAGAAGCTTCATGAAATCATCGCATCCGTTATTGTCAAGTGATGCATCAAACACCTCATCAAGCAGAAGCAGATTGGTACTTGCACTATTCTTCATCTTTGCAATAGCGCGCCAGGTAAAGAGTAGCGCAAGATCGATTCGCATCTTTTCACCCTCACTAAACGAGTCATAGGTAAAATCATCACGATGGCGCGATAGCAACCTTTCTTCAAAAGATTCATCAAGCTCAAACTTGACAAAGAAATCCATCATGGCCAGATACTTGTTGACAAGCGAATTGATGATCGGGATATACTGCTTGATGATTCTAGACTTGATACCCGAGTCACGAAGAATGACAGTTGCAACCTCAAGCAATTCTTTCTGCGTCATATGCTCAATTCGACGTTCATTTGTGGCCTTAAGCTTTAGTCGCAGGTCTTCAATACCGTCTGTATCAACTACAGGTCTAGGCTTCATGAGGTCTGCAATCTGACGCTGTAGAGTCCGTATCTCTCGATTGTCGGCCGCAATGTCAGTATTGACATGTGCAATTTGCTTGTTTAGACTTTGTATCTTTTCATTCTGAGTCTTAGCCGTAAGAAGTGTCTCACCCAGAGAAGTGATATTACCAGACAGCTTATCAAGTGCCTGCTCAACTTCACCAGCCGTAGTTTTCTTGCTATTGATTTTTTCGATCTTTAGAGCCTCACCAATAGTCTGGCTACAAGTTGGGCAGCTATCATTAGTCTCATAGAATTCAATCATCTTCAAAGCTTTGCTACGCTTTTGCGAAAGCGTCTTTTCAAGTTCGCGCAGCTTTGTCATTTTCTCGCGCAGCATAACCTCGTCGATCAAATCAACCTTTTCAAGATCGATTTTAGCTTGCAATGCATCGATCATTGCATTCAGAGTTTCAATTCTCTGATGCAGAGTTTCAATATTGGTTTGAATTCTTTCGATGGTATCAATCTTGACTTGTTCATCATATTCATCGCGCGACTTTTGAATTCGAATCATTTCTTCAATCGAAGAAATCTCACGATCTACCAAGGTTAGCTCGCTCTTATTTGCGCTAACCCGATCCTTAAGCAGCGATGACATGGTCGAGAATACGCGAATGTCAAGCAGGTCTTCGATAACCTCGCGCCTGACAGATGTCGGCAGCTGCATAAATGGCACAAATGAAGATGACCCCAGAATCACAATCTGGGTGAATGACTTCATGTTCATTCGAAGAATTGTGCGCTCAAGCATTTCTTGCTGATCGCGGCTAGCAGCCAGCTGATCCATCATCTTATCTGATTTGTATATCTCAAAGACTGCAGGCTTGATACCCCGGCGCACAAGATAGCTCTCGCCAGAAACCTCAAATTCAATCTCAACAACAGTATCACGGCCGTTGATCGAATTGATTAGCTGATCCTTCTTAACCTTGCGAAATGGCTTGCCGTATAGACCAAAACACAGTGCATCAAGTATGGTTGACTTACCAGCACCATTTGAACCGATAACAAGCGTGTTTTGATTTTTATCAAGCGCGACCTCTGTAAAGACATTCCCTGTGGACAGGAAATTCTTCCATCGCACCTTTCTAAAATGTATTGCCATGCTAGTCAGCAGACTCCATCATAATTGCTTCACTGTAAAGACCACGCATTAGCTTTTCTAGATTACCCTTATCGACACCAATCTCAAGTGCTTGAATATACTTCGACAGAATCGTTAGGGTATCTTCGGCTTCACTCAGCAAATCATCATCGCTAATCGAATCCATATTTCTATGGTCTTCAACAATCGATACATCTACTGGGCCAGTAGAATATAGCTTACCCATGAATAGATCGAACAGATAGGGGTTAGTCTTACCCTGAACGATTACCTTGACATACTTACCAGCTACATCAGGCGCGCTATCCAGAACCTTCTCTGTGCTTTTACCCTCGTCGTCATACCAGACTTTCTTGAAGATGGTAAGTGGATTTTGAATGAAATCAAATTCACGAGTCTCGGTATCAAAAATATGAAACCCTCTTGGGTCATTACAATCAGACCATATCATCTCATATGGCGCACCCAGATAATAGATGTTACCCTTTCTCGACATATGATGGTAGTGACCCGAGCATACAACATCAAACTTGTCAAATGTCGCAGGCTCAAATCCTTCATGAGAAGGCATACCACGATACATGTCAAAGCCCTTGACTTCAAGGTGACCCATTGCAATCTGGGCCTTAGTAGAATTCATAAGTTCTACGCTAGCCTGATAATTTTCTTGATTGATCCAAGGCAGAAATAGCATTTCGCAACCACCAATGGTCACCTCCGCAGGATCGGTGTAAAGCTTAATTCCATCGTTGCCCGCAAAAAGCTCTCGCATAGCATTGATATCGTTTGTGTTTTTATACGGGATATCGTGATTACCAACGAGAACGTGTACTTCATAACCTTGCATACGGTTGATAAAGTTTTCGCGCATTCTACGCAGCGTAACATACGAAATAAACTTACGCCTATCCACGACATCCCCAAGGTGGATAATAATCTTAATACCTAGCTTCTCCAGCGTCGGAAAGAAAACCTCATCATAGAATTTGATGAAATAATCTAAGAAATCCGAGCTATCATTTCTGACGCCGAAGTGGGTATCTGTAATAATGGCAATTTTCATACAGCTATCATACAGCATCCACTATGGTGCTGTCAACGGCTTTCTTACGCTTTTTCTTTTTATTTTTTCTACCTTCATCAAAGCTATTCATAAATCTTTCCATTTGTTCTTGCGACCATTCGCCATAACTAACATCGTCGTTGAATTTTGATCCCGACCGCTTATCAGACTCTTGAACATCGCTAGTCTCATCTAAGAGGTTTGCTCTCTCAATGGCCGCATACTTTGTATAGAGATATTTCTTTTCCTTTTGAATTCTTCTAAGAAATGCATAATAGATGATTTGAGTAAAATAGGCAAATGGGTTTTGTGATTTAGAAGGATCAAAATTATCAATATATTGCAAGCAGTTTTCTATGCCGTCTGAAATCATTTCATCTCTAAAAGTATAATTAGAGAAATTTGGCTTATATGCTAGATGGGTTGCAATCTTCATAATACACTCGCCGACATATGCGGGCACCCGTGGCTTAGGTCTCCCAGCAAGGCTAGCTTCTGCAACCGTCTTACGATATTCTACCATGGCTGCGTATAAGTCTGCATTTTTCACGTAGTGTTTTTTGCTTGACATTTTATTATCTCCTGGTATAATAGGCCTTGCCGTTTACAGGGTATACTACTTTATAGTAGACTCTTTTAGGTTTATGGTATGCATCTCATACTTAAACCCTTCTTGATTATACATCTTGATGCGCTCGATCAGATGATTGAGAGTATAATTTCTTGAAGTCTTAGTTGACATATCATCTGCGATATCGAATAGGGTGCAAGAATCCTTTGTATCACCTTTTCTGAGACCACGCCCAATAGACTGAAGGGTTCTAACCCTACTCTTGGTAGGCGATGCAAATATTACATTGTGAAGATTACGAATATTGATGCCTGTGCTAAAGGTGCCGTATGAGGCTACAATGATATTATCATCACCAGTTTCGGCTAGTGTGCGAATATTATCACGGTCTTCAGCTTCTGTACCGCCATGTACAAAAGATATATTCTTACCGTTAGCTTTGGCATTGATCATGTCATATAATACTTCGCCGTGTTTTTCTACGAGAGAATATAGTATAAGTGTATTACCCTTTAGAGACAGAGCCAGATTTCTGATGAAGCGATTCCTTGCATCGCTGGATACTATACGATCAATCTCATCTTGGTATGAGGCCTCGCGCGAAAGTGCTTGCTCATGTTTAAGCACAAGCACCTTGATGGCAAGGTCTGCAACATGACCTGCATCCATAAGGTCTTTCGTCTTTACCAGACGCTCAACTTTACCAAACAGACCTTCAAGCACAAGTTCATTGACTTCTGCACCGTCAAGCGTACCAGTCATACCAAATCGATATTTGGTGGTTGGCATCTTTGTCATAATACCAATCAAGCTTTTAGCTTTGAATAGGTGCGCTTCGTCACCAATGACGGTATCAAACTGCGAGAAAAATTCCTCACCCATTTCATAGACGGATTGCCATGTTGATACTGTCACACCATCAGAGGCAACCTTTTCTTGCCCGCCTCTAATACCGTGAATAGATCCAATGTACCCGTAATCTTGAAAATCTTTGACCATCTGAATAACAAGAGATACTGTTGGTACGACAATCAAAGTCTTTCCACCAAACCACTGGCTAATAAGATAAGCAACCATTGACTTGCCGCTGGCCGTCGGTGAGATAAGAACCGCGCGCTTCATGCGAATGGCTAGAGCTAATGCTCTAATCTGATAGTCTCTGGGTTCTACCGGTAGCTTTAGGTCTTTGATAAAGTCTTGTATCTCCAGTAGAGATACTCCGTCCTCGGAGATAAGATCGTCATCTACTGTGACATCATACCCTTCATTCTCAAGAAATGATCTGAGGTTATGCGCCAAGCCTGCATACATGCTGTAGTTTCTAGAATTAAATAGGCGCACCTTGCCGTCCCATACCTTGCTTCGATATGATGGCATAAATTTTGCACCGGGTACTTCAAATGTAAATCTTTCGGATACTTCGCGCGCGATGGATTGGGAGCACTCAAGGCGCATGAAAGATTCATCGACCTTGTATATGTGCACCTTTTCCATCATTTCATTCCCACTGTTAGTCGGCGCCAATCAATTACATTCTTGATTTGGAAGCCTCGATTATTAATGGACTTCATAATTTCTTCTAGAACCAATACGCATTCTTGATGCATACCAAGAGTATTTTCAAGCTTGATCATTGTCGGATCATTTGTAATCCGATCTTCAACATCACCGCGAAGAACTCGCTCCATAAACTGCTCACGACCCAGCTTTGCTAGGTCATCTTCTGTAGCTTTGCCTGTATAATATGCAGTTAGCAATCTAGTAAGTGTCTTTTTACTAGATGTAAATTCACGGACCTTACCTCTCTCCTTTGAGAGTAGCGCAAGATACTTCCCGTGAAGCATTGGAACCTTGATGCTCTCAAGGTCCAGATTTAGGTCATCCAGCTTTGTGTCGCTGGCCCACATATTGAGGATTTCTTGTGTCGTCATGATCTAGCCAACATACCAGGTTTCAAATCAAATGTACAGAATTAAATTCGCTCTAGTGTATATTTTCTATAAGAAAATGTAGCAGTTGCTTCTAGGTAATCGACATCATTTGCCATAGAATTAAATCTAAGCGCAGACAGTGATGTTGGGAATACATCAGAGAAGAATGCATTTAGCCCAGGATTCTTATGACTAGTCAAAATCGTTAGTGTCGCATCTGATACTAGTGTCTGCATAGTTCCCACATTAGCTTGTGTCGATATCGGTGATGATCGTGATAGGTCTCTAGTCTGTTGTAGAGACGTTGGGTGACCAAGACCTTCTAACCAGTTAACCATCTCAATATAGTTTTTCATATCTTCATCAACACGGAATGTAATAGTAAGCGGGTCATATACAAGCTTATCACCTGGTCTTATTAGAGTACCAACTGGTGTTGGTGTGGTGATTGGTGTCATGCTTATTGCTGGGATGTCTACCGATTGACAAAAATAATTGACCATCGGTAGACGCCTTAGCGTAAACTTGAACCCTAGTGGCGATAGGTAATTTAAGTTAGTTGGTTGCTCAACCAGTGCGTTCATCGCTGCCCTCCGTGCTACTATTTAGGCACAAAAAACCCCGTGAGATTTCTCTCACGGGGCGTTTGTTACTTAGGCTGTCGCCTGATATTACATCAGGTTGGTTACAGACACAAAGCGGTAGTAGATGTTGGCCTTCGCATCACCGAAGGAGCCGATTGAGCCGTCAGCATTTGACGTAGCAAACGGGTTAGCCACAAGACCATAACGAGTCTTGAAGCCGATCTTCGGCTGGAAGGTGTCCTGACCGATGGCGCGAACCATCTGGAGCGGAACATACGGGCAGTAGAACAGACCGGCGTCGAAGGCAGAAGAACCCTTGTAGCCAAGTGTCAGGTACTGTCTGCCAGAAGCAGATGAGAAGTACGGGTCGATGTAGACGCGGATGCGACCGTTGATCACGCCGGCAAAGGTATTGCCTGTGTCATCAACCTGCAGGTTCGCTGCGAGAGCAGGAGTATAGTCAAGCACGCCAGCCATTGACAGAGCAGAAGCAACGTCTGATGAGCAGATCAGAACGTTGCCCTTACCGCGACGGGTTGCCTTCGCAATCTGGTTAGCTTCACGCTCGATCTGGAACAGCAGGCCCTTAAACTTCTCAACCATCCAGCGGCCGTTTGAGTCAACGTCGAGGTTGAACGTACCGGTAGTCGTCACGTTCTCCTGGGCGCCGGCTGTGGCGGTGTAGTTGATTGTGCGAACAACTTCGCGGTTGATTTCAGCAAGAATCTCGGCCGACAGAATGTTGGCCAGCTCTGACTCGGCGTCCAGACCATGAATTGCCTTCAGGTCCTGAGCCAGTTCCATGGTGTACTCAGCCTTCAGGGCGCGCGACACTGCGGTCACGGCGACCTTCTCGACCGAGAATGCCATCTGCTGGAATGCATTTGTTGCACCGTCACCAAGTGCTTCTGCACGTGATGTTGTCATACCAGTTGAAACGGTATAGCCAGAAGCGCCGGCCTTTACGCGACCCGTGGGGTCTGTGCCGTCCTGCACGCGACCAGAGGCCGTGTTAGCAACAACAAAGCGAGAAGCTGTGTTACCACCAGCAGAGCCAGAGAACGTTGTATTGGCCTCATTGAATAGAGCCTCTGTACCCGTCTGCGAGTCATAGCGTGAGCGCAGAGCGAAGATCAGACCTGTTGGGCCAGTCATCGGCTGAACGCCGCAGATGTCATACGCGATCAGGTTTGGCATCGAGCGACGAACCAGTGAGATAAGCACCGGGTCGAAGATGTCGATGTTGCCGGCGCTGGCAACTGAAGAAGAAGCGCCCATGGCGTTAGCAGGAGCAGCCTCACCAAGTAGTGAAGGTGAGCGATATCCGCCTGAACCAATTGCCTGCTGACGTGAGTCGTGCTCCTGGTTCTCAAGCAGCTGCGCTAGAACTGCGCGGCGATGAGAGTCCTTAACTGAGGGGAGGTCACCGTGATCGATGACGGCTCCCCACTTCTGCATTAGTGCTTCAGTATTCATAGTAGTTACCTTTCCCTCCTTAGGAATAATTATTACTATTTAGTTATTTATGCCTTTTTGACGGTACGTGAGATTGCCGCAACATACTGAGCCATTGGACCAGTTGCCTTGTCATCTGTATTGTCAATCGGGTCGCTGTCAAGCACACCCTCATTGAGAACTGACTTTACAGCAGCCTTACGGCCTGACGGGAAGTAACCTTCCTTAAGGTCTGAGAGCTTACCAGCAAAAGTCTCAACGTCATCAAAATCAACTGACTCGGCAAGCTTACGAAGCTTGTCAGCTTGCACTTCAGTTAGGCCATCAGTGGCCTCGGAGATTAAAGCACCACGAATAAGCTGTTCATTCTCAGCGCGAAGCTCGACTGAGGTTTCAATTTCGTTGTTTAGAGCAGCGGTCAGCTCCTCAACCTTAGCAGCTAGATCCTCAACTACATCCTCCTTGCCCTCGGGCACGTCGATGTAATGCTCGGCAAACAGATTACGCAGACCTGTCATAAATGAGTCAACGATCTCTGAGCGCAGGCCGGTCTCAACGGCCAGACGATTCTCATCCATCCACTGCTCAACAACGTGGTCGAGGTAGGAATCAAGCTCCTCAACAATACCAGCTACCTGAGTCTCGACTGCCTCAGCAATCTCGGCCTCATGAATAGCAGCCATCTCTTCCAGCTTCTCATTGATCTTTGTTACGAGTGCCGTCTCAAAGATATCAGATACCTTTGTCTTGAACTCTTCAGAAACGTCTGCACCCTCAAAGATTGCGCGAACGTCATCGGCTACATTTAGGTCTTCTGATGTGACGCGCGGGGGCTGAGCAATCTTTGAAGTGCCTTGCATTGGGACGTCATGCTCGCCGTCAGGTAGACCCATAACCTTAGCATAAGCTGTCTGCAGGTCGCCCTTTCTCATCTTTGATACGGAATTTACAATGGCTGCAACCATTGCTGAACGTGATGCGGGATTGACAGATGTTGGTGATGTCATCACCAGACCCTGCTCGCCACCCTTGTCGCCACCCGGAGGTGTTACCTTGTTGCCAACTGGGCCCGGTACATGCGCGCCAGGTGCATCGGCTTCATTGATCTTCTTAACTTTATCGACCATTTCTTGTCTCCTTGGGAGCTAATGTTTTACGCTATGATATTTATAAAATTTGGGTATTATAGCTTGGAAAGAAAGTTACGGAAGACTTCCACAACTTCATTTTCGGTTCGGCGCGATCTTGCTGCTTCATTGATGCGCTTTTTATAGTTTGCGATTTCGACTTCTTTAAGAATACCGTTGTCCCAAACCCATTCCTTACCTTCCATGATACCATGCACGAATGCATCTGGTGCAGAAGGATCAGCTACAATATCTCCTGCAGTGGCAAGATGGAAATCATCTTGAACCATCATGCAGCCATTAACTTCCTTAAGAGAACCCATACCTCTTGTGGATACACCAAGACGTGCACCCTCTTCCATAAGATTCTTTACGATGTTGCCGTATGGAGTTTCCATAATCTTAGCGCGGCCAATGTAATTATTACCGTCCTCGCGCAGTTCCTTAATCATATGAGATACGCGCTCAAGGTTGATGGTTGGGCCCGACGGGTGACCAAGCTCACCATATGCACGGCTTTGATTTACGTGTTCTCTAACGTAACGATCAACTTCTCTAGCCATGATACCCTTAGGGTACACTCGACCGTTACGATTCTTTTGCTCAGCCTGCATAAACACACCTTCGATAAAGTAGCTTCTGCCACCTCTCTCGTTGGCTTCGGTGATTAGATTGAGGTCTTCATTGACCTCACAAATAAGTTTCATGTGCAGTTCCTTTAGTAGATTGAGCCGCCGGCAATGGCCGCGCGCTTGTGTAGCTTAATTACCAAGGAAGCTGGACCAGTTCCCGATCTTGTCACAACAACATTTGCTGCTGCTTCACCACCAGTCTCAAGCCCAATACCAAGAGCTTGGAAATCAAATGTACCAGTCTGTGCAAGATTTAGCACATTATTTGCGCCGCGCTTTACATTGAAAGATACACCGTTTGATGCAGACCAAGAAACTACAGAGATAAACATCTCTTGCACAGTTTCACCAGCAGAATTTGCAGCAACAACTGCATTTGAGCTATTACGAGCTATAAACCCACCGGCAGCAAAGTTGCCAATGACATATCCACCC